ATTATCAGGCAAACCAAAAGATGAAGTATCATATAGTTACTCCATGTCTTTTTATCGGCATCTTCTAGCTTATCCCAATACTTTGGGTCTTTCTTATCCGTAATTGCATTTAAGTGGTCGAATAGTGATTTTGCCATATTATGCTTCTTCTTCTACTTTTAAACCCGGAGGTAATAATTCGTTTAATACTTCACCACAATCTCCACAAAGGAATAACTCTACGGGCAATACTTCATCTTTTGGTTTGCCTGATAATAGTTTTGAAATCTTACGAAATCCAAACCCTTGTACGAAAATTTCACCACCACACTTACATGCAATTGGAGTTGTTTTTTCTAATGGAATTGGTTTTTCTTCTTGTGGTGCTATTGGCTGCCCACCTGCTCCTAAAATATTTGCCATATTATAATGTATTTAAAATTTTAATCATTGTAGCTGCTGCTATAATTTCTTTATCATTTGCTAAAGAAGAATTAGCAACGGCCTCTCCTAAAAATAGAATAACTCCAGATGTATTGTTTGGTGCATATTCATCAACCTTATCATAAAGTAAAGTATATAATTCTGAAAAGTCATTTGCTTTAGAATCTATGATAGCTTGTCTTACTTTCATATATTTGTTTCTGCTATCATCATTTGATTTAAGAATATCTAATACTTTCATCTTATAATCATTTTCTAATAGATTTTGTACATCTACGTTTAACTTACCTTTATTTGAATTTAATTGGCAAGTGTTTATTACCTTACGAATATCAGGATAACTAGCATCAATAATTGGAACTAAATCCTTAACATCAAATTCAATACTTTCAGCTTTCAAAATTTTACTCATTTGAATTGCAACATCTTTTTTGGTTGGAGGAACAATTTGAAATGATTGACATCTACTCTGAATTGGTTCGATTACTTTTTCAACATAATTACAAGTTAATATAAAACGGCAATGTGCTGAAAATGTTTCCATTAAGTTTCTTAGGATAGCTTGTGCCTCCTTACTCATATAATCAAACTCATCCAAAATAATTACTTTAAATTTTTTAAAGCCCATTGATGATGCGAAGTTCTTTACTTTAGTTCTTACCATCTCAACATTATTCTCATCAGATGCGTTGATAATCATATAATCACAATCAATTGATTTAACAATCAACTTTGCTAATGTGGTTTTACCAGTACCAGCTCTACCAAATAATAGTAGATGTGGGATATCATCGTTTTCTAAATAACCAGCAACTTTTGTTTTTAAGTGTTCGTTGCCTACATAATCATCTAACTTTGTTGGTCTATATTTTTCAGTCCACAATGTATGATTTACACTTTCTTTTTGATATTCAAACATATTTTATTTTTTATTTTCCAGTTGAACCAAATCCACCTTCGCCTCTTTCTGAATCTGAAAGTTCTTCTACTTCATAAAACTCAATTTGTGGATGTGGGATAATCATAATTTGTGCAATTCTATCACCTACTTTATAGAAGTTATTTGATGTATCTTCCGTATTTTTTGTTTCATCATACATACGTTCTCCACCAAACACTTTATTAAACGTAGCTTGTAGTTCACCTCTATATCCACTATCAATTACTCCAACCGAATTACTTAATTGTAAACCAGTCTTTCGGATTGATGAACGAGGGAATACCAATCCAACAAACCCATCTCTAATTTCCATCGCAATACCAGTTCCGTATGTAATTTGTTCAGGTGTATCTTTAATGATTTCCGTTGCTACTAAATCCATACCAGCATCACCTTCTTTAGCGTAAGTAGGAATTACTGCATTAGGCTTCAGCCTCTTTATTTTCACTTGCATTTGTAATAGTTTTAAAAGATTCTTTTTGTTTATTTCTCAATTCTATACCTTCATTAGTAAGTTCTCTAGCAAATAATCTGAATACTTTACCAGTCTTTCCATTTTGAAAAGTTATATATGAATTCTCAACATTTGTAATTGTAAAAATTACTTTAGGGTCTTCGTTTTTATCTGATTCATTATCCGTCCAAGCAAATATTTGTGGTTCATCTTCATCAAATTGAAAACACCACTCACATTCTTCATACTTTTTTTGTGATAAGGTAACCTCAGGTGATTTAAATTCAATCACTTCTTCTTTTTTTGTTTTTTTAGTTTTTGCCATAATTTTATTTTTTATCTTCCTACTTCTGATAGGTATTTTGCTTTCATTTCTTCCCAACTAATTCCAATAGCATCTATGTAGAATAAGTGTTCGGGTTTAATTCTTCCTTCATCATGTAGTTTTGTATATCTACTGATTGCGTGTTTCTTCCACCATTTGTTGATGTATTCAGTGCCTTGCTTAAACTTATCTTTGATGATTAATTTATCTTCGGTAATTTCGTTACGAAGGAATTCACATCCGTTTTCATACATCATAGCCATATATACACCTCTCTTAAAACCATGATGATATTCGTTTGCTTTAATACTACACTCTTTGAAAATCTTTCCTAATATCTTTTGTTTGATACCACTAACAGGTCCGTTAGCTTCATATCCCATATTAGCACCATTACGAGCTCTTTCTCTAGTAATATTTTCTTCATACCACTCTGAATGATTTTCCTTAATCCATTGATGCCAAGGGTCATAGAATTTATCATCCGGCTTCATACTAATTTTACCAGCTGATTCACCTAATGTTTTAAAAAGTGGAATACCATTGTATTGAGAGTGAATACCATACAAAGATGTTGTACCTACTGCAATCAATACATTCTTATACTTCTCTTTCCAATATGCTCTAACCTCCGGTGTAGTTGTCATCATAGCGATTAACTTACCACCTAAGAAGTTATAACCTAATGGCTGAGTACATACAATAGTAGAAGCGATAGTGGTGTTATTTAACTTACCATCAACAAACTTATTATCCTTAGTCCAACCAATGAAGTTATCTCTAACTGCCATAGCGGTAACATCGGATGCTAATGAAATTTGTCCTAATAGTTTTCCACTTACTCTATCCTTTACATTAATCTTTACATTACGGCCAGGGTTTGCTGTAAAATCCATTGTGTGAATCATACGTCTTACCGCTGCCCATTTAGTAGATTCCTTCGGGTCATCCACAATCTCAACGTAAGGGTCTAACGATTCAATTTCTTTTATCGTTAGCTCCTTATTGTTGATATCAGTTGGTTTCCATTGAGAATCGTAATAAGATGCTATTTGGGCTTTTGCTTGAATCATTGTAGGTTCTTGCAATTCTACCCACTTCTTATACAATGTTTGTTCTTGAACAGACATCGTCATAAGGTAATCCATATTTTCAATTAACTTCGTCTTTTCAGATTCAAAGTCAAAGATAGGTTTTTGTGGTTCAGTTTCCCAAAAGCTCATAGTACGTTTTTTAATTATTTAATCTCAACTAAGTAATAATTCGAAGTATAATCACCATCAGTAAATGATACGTGTGATAACCCCTTAGATGAAATCTTCAATGAAGATGTCTTAGAACCTTTGTTAGCCATTAAGATAGCTTTCAAATACTTTGCAGAGAATGCAATTGGTTCGATATCTTCAGTTGAATTAATAGCAACATCAATAGAGATTCTATTTGAGTTGATTGAAGAATACCCTAAGATAATTTCAGATTTTCCAGCCTTAGAAGTGAATGTGAATGTATCTGCATCAGATAACGCTCCTTTAGATTTGATGAACTTATTGATAAAGTCATCATTTAATGTTACCTCCACATCAAATGGTGGTAATGCTTTCAAATCAGGTACTGCAGGAATCACCGATGGTGCTGCTAACATATATTGTACCTTAGTTCCTTTATCAGAGAACTTAACTGCCCCAGTTACTTCCTCAACTGAAATTGCCTCATCTAACACACTCAATAATCCTTTCAATTGAGATGTAGTATAGATGCCGAATTCACCATTAGGGAAATCACCTTCTACCACAGTAACATCACCTAATAAGGTTTTGTCATCGGAAATCATTCTTACAGATAGATTACTATCATCAGATTTAATCATAACGGATTCAATCTCACCTCCAAGGTTGTAACGATTGATAAAACCATCGAATTTACTTTTGTTCATAACGAATTTAATTTTAATTTATTTAAAGTTTATAATACACAAATATACGAAAAATACCTGAAACCACCAAATCTTTTAGAAAGAAAAGAATTGTTCAGCGGTTTTTTGTGAGGAAAGTACTGCACCCCATCCTAAAGCCCCATAGAAGTCCTCCAGTTTCTTCAATAATTCCCTTTCGAAGATTTTATCATAATCGATATACGTCCTCACCAAGTCCATTATTTCTTCAGGATCATCATGTCCTTTGAAACCAACTGCATCTAATCCAAATGGATTTTGTTTCAAATATACCCACTTAATTTTATCACCATCTCTCATAGGAGCGTGCTTAGCTGCACATTTGAAGTGAACTAACAATTGATTATGTGCAATTGCTGCTTTAACGTGCGCTGGAGTTCCACTATTAAATTGGAACATTGCTCTATTATCTTTCTTCTTTGGAATGTACTTTGATATTTCTTTTACAGCAGAGTTCTTAGCTATACTAACAACATTCATAGTAGATAATGATTTTTTGAAATCATAAATTCTATCAGTTAATGTCATCTCACCATCACCTCTTAGAATTGAAATCAGAATCTCACTCATAAACTTACGGAATTCGGCTGGATATGATGAACGAACTACGTCCAATCCCTTAACATCCAATCTATCAGTTGGAATTCCATTCTCCGCAATAATCCATTGAGCGTATCTTTTCTTAGCAATCCAAATACCACTTCTACTTACGAATTCTTTTTTGATTTGGAATCTATGTTTTTCTTTTGCTACATTAAATACTCTTTCTGCCAATACATCATAGAAACTATTTAGGTAATCTTGCGTTTCACCAGCAATAGCATCTACCTTTAATGCAATTTCCTTATCATCTTCAGCTCTCCATTCAGGATATCTATGGTCTAATAGGGGAACTGCTGAAAAGAATACCGAATCCGTATCGATGTAGATATTATAATCTTCACCTTTCTTACCTAACTCTTTATTGTATTTAATGTTTACCATTTCAGCAGTTGATTTAATTACCGTCTGACCTGTTAGGGTTACTGCCTCAGCGTTATCAACATCATAGAAACGAAACGCTGGTAATCCTAATACTCCATATAATGAGTTCAACAGAATCTTTTGAACCAACTGCCTTTTCTTATAGAATGCGTATTTTTCTTTATCTCCAGCCTCACCATATTTTTTCTCTAACTTACGGAATTCCACACGCTGGTCAAACCATAAATCTAAGATAGCAGGAATACAACCTACTTTATCAGTTGTATATAATACACCATTAGATGATACTGCATATTTACTTTCATCTAATAACTTTCTAAGGTTTTCTTTTGTAATAGTTTTCTCACCAATATTAAAAGTATCAATCTCACCCTTCATAAACTTTTGTGCATCCCAATTACTAATCTTTGCTACTTTAGTTTCTGGTGAAATGTTAGTTGTCATAATGATTGATGGATATAGTGAAGTTAAATCCAAGTCATATATCCAATCATACTTACCAACAATAGGTGCCTTCACATAAGCTCCAATGAATTTCTCTTGCTCATTATCTCTCAATGCCTGCATCATCTCTTGTCTATCCGCAGGTTTGTTAGGTGCTACAATGTTCTGTCTTTTAAGGTAACATAACATCGCACCTTCTAAGAACTTTGATGAATACACAAAATCTTCATAAGGTACATGTCCGGCGTGGCAGATACCTCTACATAAATCTACGAATTGTAATTTACGTTCCATATCAACCACCAATTGTACGTCAACCAAGTTATACTCAATAAACTTTTCAATATCGGTTTTGAATAAATCATCTAAGTTACCAGCATATTCTACCTTACCTCTACCCAATTCTTTTGTTGCTACCGTATCTAAACGATAGTTATCCAACTCAACATAAGTGTACGATTTATACAACCCAATGTAATCCAAATAAGATACACCAGCCATAAAGAATCTCTTACGATATGGTGACCAAAAACACTCACCAATTGGT